CCATAATAGTGTGAAACGATTGGTAAAATCTCGTTAACATCCTCAAGGATGATTTCAAATTCAATATGGGTAGCAGTTACAATGCAATGAGTGTAACTCGCCATGTTAGAGGCATCGGTTGAGGTACCAACATACTCAGGCACCACAGTCTGCCTATCCTCAGTCAATCCAACGAGCTCATCAGTTTTAACAAACATTTGAGAGTACTCATTAAGGACGACGTCACCGTCAAACCAACAGTAGATGACGATACGTTGGCCAACAAGCCAACCTGGCAATTCGAAGTGTACAGTCAACTCATCGCGATTACTTGAGCGTGCAGTTCGATAAAAGGTCGGTTGGATAGCTCCTCCATGATGGTAATTTCGATCATACCATCCGTCAGTCCCAGGAGAAGAATGAGTGTAACGAAAGTACGAATTGAAAGCCGTAACCAAAGGAGAACGAAAGAGACGAGGTTTGAAGAAGGCCATTTGATAAGCGACATGCAACTCTCCAATGTGCACACTCGCCCCTTGCATTCCATCAGTGGAGATCGTCATGACAGCTAAGTCATACAATCTCTGATCAGCCGAACTACTAATCGGCCCATCACCAGGTCTGGTGTAGTGGAGGATAACTTGATTTTGATCAGGAGCACACTCGACTGGAAACAACATATTCGCGGAAGGTTTGCAACTCATATTGTAGGCGTGGTTCTGAATCTCCTCCTTAGAGTTGAAATCAGGCTGGTAGACATTGTATTGTGCTGCCATAGTCACATTTCCCAAGGCGGTGTTGTCAGACACCAAGGCATCGGTAGAAGTAGTCTTGTAGAAGAAGATAATACCCATAGGTAACCACTCCTCAAACTGGTTGGCGACAGCATTCAACCAGGGAAACGTCTTGGTCAAAGAAGGATTGATAGTAAACTCCTGACCTTGCCACTGCCCAGGAGTAGGAGAAGTGATAATATCACCAAGATATTCACGATGAGAGATAACCATAGCATTCGCGACGTTGGCATTCGATACAAAGGGAGCTTGCGCTCCCTCATAGAGGGTGTTCTGGTTGATTTCGTAGGCACCAAAACCAGTGAAGGTCTTGATGAAGTCACCAGCGAAGGAGCCCACCCTTCTTCCCAGCTCCATTCCAAAGGGATCACCTCCTGAAAGTGCGCCTCCTGCGACCGCTCCACCTGCTCCGAGGGCGGTACCGAGCCATTCGGAACGACGACGCTTTCGGCCGAAAAGAGACATATCTTGGACGTAACGCTCTCTTCTTTTGTTGTTTGTAGCGGTAAGCTGACTTGATTTGTTTTCTCTTCAATCTCCAGAGATCACCGTATTGTCGTAAGGCTTGAAAGGTAGATCTAGCAACAGTTCCCCAGATAATCTTTCTCTCTTCTTTGGTAAAAGCTTTGATGTTGGAAGCTTTGCCGTCCAATGCTGATAAAACTCTTTGTTGAACGGCAGCGATGTTAGGTTCAGACTCCGCCAGTTTCACCGTTTGTAGAAGTCAAAAAAGAAAAGTTAGAACTAAATCCACGTGGCACCCGGAGGGACCTAAACCCATAGCCTCTTAAATTATAGAGCCCTAAAACTGTTATTAATGAAAAAGCCCCGCAGGGATTCACAGAAAACAGCGTATTCGGCTGCGAATAGCTTCCAGTATTAATTCACCCAGGACGTCCCTCCGACATCCGGACCAGCGTCATTCTCATGCGTCATGGACGTCTAAAAATGTATATTTTATATCCCACAACTTACATTTCCTGGTAGTTCTAGATCCCAGATTTTATAGCTAAAAGGCACCATAGCGGTATGGACCCGCTGGGCCACTTTTATATGGGTTTTTTTTTTGGTGGGGGTCAGTATTACCCCCCACCTCTGGTCCGGTCCAAAAAATCTGAACTTTTTTGGGGTATTTCGCCATGTCCTCTTCCGCTCCTAGCTCCCCGCCAGAGAAACTTAGGAATGTGAAGTTCACTTGGAATAACCCTCCAGAAGATTGCCTCACTATTGAGGGCAATGATGATCCGCCCGTAGGAAGGATCGAGTTTGACCCGACCACCATGCAGTACCTCGTCTATCAGCTAGAGCAAGGCGAGAGTGGTACGTTTCATTACGAAGGTTACCTCGAGTTGAAGACTCGAACTCGCTTCCGTCAAGTCCAGATCATCCTCGCAGGCGACTTGGCTACGCAGGTCCACCTGGAAACTCGCTATGGAACTCAGCAACAATGTATTGAGTATTGTACTAAGAACGACGAGACTTACCGTGCAGGTCCCTGGGAAGGAGGTACCCCCAAGGATACCAACCCTGGTCAGCGGAACGACTTATTGGCCTTCAAAGACGCTGTTGTTGAGGATCGTAAGCGCAAGCGTGATTTGGTAGATGACCATTATAAGGTATTAGCTCGCCACCATCGTTTCTATGAGACTCTTACTGAGATGACCCGTCCAACCTCTGATCGTGACTTACGTGTTTTCCTTTTGTATGGTCCCCCAGGCAGCGGTAAATCTAGAGCTATCTACCACAAGTACAGAGACGAGCTTGACGAGCTCTGGGTGGCACCTGTATCAAATGGGACTGTATGGTTTGACTCCTATGACCGCCACCGATTCGTCCTCCTTGATGATTTTGCGGGAGCTGGTTCGCATATTACGCTCACTACGTTGTTACAATTGGTCGATCGCTACACATGCCGTGTTCCGATTAAAGGTGGACATACCTGGTTCTGCCCTGAGAGAATATACATCACGACCAACGTTATGCCTAGCCTGTGGTACAAGTGGGAGGGTCGTGAAATTCACTATCGAGCGTTGTCCCGACGGTTTCATTGTGTCCTTGAATTTGAAGATGTTTTCGACGCAGAACTCTCCATTCCCATCGAGCGTGATCAAGATTGGTGGCGAACCAATGGACCCTCCGGCTGCCTCTGGCCTCCTCAAGAATGGGTGAATGTTATAACAGAGCAACAAGTAGAAGAAACAAACACTTTATTGTCGAAATTTGACTGAAAAGAAAAGAAGAATAAACAATATTAAGACCCATCAGGCAATTTTGGATCGTCATGATCAACCTCCACAGTAGGGCCAACCATGGTCATTTGGAACCCATAATAGTGTGAAACGATTGGTAAAATCTCGTTAACATCCTCAAGGATGATTTCAAATTCAATATGGGTAGCAGTTACAATGCAATGAGTGTAACTCGCCATGTTAGAGGCATCGGTTGAGGTACCAACATACTCAGGCACC